TGGAAGGGGGAGGCCGAAGGGCCTCTCTCCTGCACTTGGAACGGCATCACCTTCCCGGTCGGCCGGGCCGTGGAGGTGGACGATCCTTGGATGATCGCCAAGGCGCGGGGCAATCCGTTCTTCAAGGTGGAAGATGCGGCAGCACCAATCGAGCCGACAGGTGCAAAAGCCGCCGCGCCCACGCAATGGCGCGAGCCGGAAACCGAGGCTGACCCGACCGACGTGAGCTTCTTCGATGATCCGCACCCGCTCGATTTCCCGCCCGACTACCCGCCGGAAGATGAACCCAAGCGCAAGCGCGGGCGCCCGCGCAATAAGGTGACCAGCGATGGCGATCGTTAACTACGGCGATCTCAAAACCGAATTGAACCGGCTGCTGGCGCATCCGCGCTTTATCTCGGACTACGACAACCAAGTGATCAAGTTCGAGGCATCGGCCAACCGCCGGCTGCGCGTGCGGCAGATGGAAACCTCGACCAGCCTCACCACCACCAGCGGCGACGTGGCGCTGCCAAGCGACTATCTGGTCTGGCGCACAATCCGTGCCACCGAGCGCTATCCGTACTTCGAGCTTGACTACGTGCATCCGGCTTATCTGCCGACCAGCACCGAAGGCCCGTACCGGCCGCAACTGTTCACCATAGAGGGCTCGATGCTGCGGGTGCGCCCGGTCGATGATGTTAACCCGTATGAATTCCACTACTACGCGCGCATTCCTACTCTCACCGGCAGCAGTGACAGCAACACCAACTGGCTGCTGACCGCCTATCCCGATCTCTATGTGTCCGGCACAATGGTTGAGCTTGCCGCGCTCGGCCGCAACCTTGAACTGGCGCAACTGTACAAGGCGCGGCGCGATGAATTGTTGCAAGAGATCATCCAGCTATCGGCGCTGACTACGGGAGCAACCAGCCCGTCAGTGCGAACGGCTGATTATTTTTGAAGGGGCCTGCATGCTGGCAAAAACCCCGCTGCAATTCGGCGAGTGGCGGCCCGACATCGCGCTGCTCGACAATCAGTTCGCCGCAATAGCCGAGAACGTCTATCCGGCGCCCAACTCCTATCTGCCGTTTCCCGGGTTGGTGCCGCGCACCACAGCTCTGCCGGCGCCAGCCAAGGGACTGACGTTCGCCCGCACCAGCAGCGGCGCCTATGTCATCTACGCTGGCACCGCGACCCATCTGTACAAGTGGAACGGTACGGCCTGGACCGATGTCAGCCGTGCGGTCGGCGGCGCCTACAACGTGGCGGACGATGCGCTGTGGAGTTTTGCTCAATTTGGCGATGTGCTCGTGGCAGTCCACCCGGGGGACGAGCCGCAAAAAGCTGCCGTCACCGCCGGCACCGCATTTGAGGCGCTGGGCGGCAACCCGCCCAATGCCACCAGCGTGGCGGTGGTCGGTGACTTTCTGGTGCTTTCGGGACTGACCACCAACAACCGCGTGATCAAGTGGAGCGGCATCAACAACATCGAGCAGTGGACCGTGGGCCTTGAACTGTCGGACGAGCAGGAATTCCCTGACGGCGGCCCAGTAATCGGGGTGGCGGGAGGAGAGAGCGGTTTCGTCGTTCAAGATAGATCGCTGCGCACCATGCAATTCCTGCCCGGGCAGACCGACGTTATTTTCTCTTTCAGCCGGATCGAGCGCGAAAAAGGTTGCATGGCTACGTACGGCTTTGTGTTCACGCGCGGCGTGTTGTTTCTGCTGTCGGAAGACGGCTTTTATGGCATCGGTGCACAGAACCCGAGCATCGGTGACCATATCGTCAACCAGTGGTTTCTCGATCACAGCGACCCAGAGCGGCGGCACATGACGCTGTCCTTTGCCGATCCGCGCAAGCCGCACGTCATGTGGGCGTTCTATAGCTCCGGCACCTCGACCATCTACGACCGCATTATCATCTATGATTGGAGCCTGAACAGGTGGAGCTACAGCACGCAGGCGGCGCAGATGTGGGGCACGCTGGCATCGGCACAGATCGACCTCGATACCGACGATCCCGCCGATCCGGCCGATCCCGACCTCGACAGTACATCGCCTTCGCTCGACAGCCACGCCTATATCGGCGGTCGGCCGGTGCCGGCAGCCATCGATGTCAACGGTAGGCTCGGCTTTCTCGACGGGGATCCGCTCGCCGCCACCATCGAAACCGCCGAGGGGCACCTGTCGCAAGGGCAGCGTACGTTCGTGACTGCAGCCTATCCGCTGGTGGACGCCGCGCCGGTGACGGTGACGCTCGGCCAGCGCGAGCGGCTGCAGGACGGTGTGTCCTGGGGTAACCCGATCGGCATCGAGGTCACCGGCTCGGCGGCGATGCATTCATCGGCGCGGCTGTATCGCTTCCGCGTGCAGACGCCGGTTGGCGCGAGTTGGACCCATGCGCAGGGCGTGCAGGTTGAGGCCCAACCTGATGGCGAGATATGACGGATCAGTGGTGGTCGTCGGCACGACAGCCACCCGGCGCGGTCCCGTTTAGGAACAAATTTGACGCCGCGCGTGATCCTTTATCAGCCCGGGTGGCGATCGGCGCGGTGGATGCGAAGTATGTTGCCGACGCCATTGCCGCGGCGGGTGGAGGTGGTGGCGGTGGAGCTCCAACCACGGCGGAATACGTCACTGCGGCTTCCGATGCCACGCTCACCGCCGAGCGGGTGCTGACCAACACGGCGTCAATAACCTGGGACTTTTCGACGCCGGGACAGGCCAAGGCGACGGCGGTTGGCGGGGGCAATGTTTCCAACAGCGGCACGCCTACATCAGGCCAATACGCCAAGTGGGTGACCTCGACCACGATCCAGGGTGTGGCGCCGGCCACGGTGTTGAGCGACATCGGCGCGCAGCCAGCGGGCTCGTATCAGCCGCTCGATGCCGACCTCACGTCATTGGCGGCGGCGGCCGGTCTTCATACAATCTATTACCGCAGTGCCGCCAATACATGGTCGCCGGTGACGATCGGCGCCAACCTGACGTTCAGCAGCGGTACCCTCGCCGCAACCGGCGGCGGCACCGCCAGCACCACCGACATCGGCCTCAACTGCGGCCGACTGACTTATCTCAGTTCCACCGCATTGCAGTTTTTGCCCTACAACGGTGACCGCATCAGGATCAATGGCACCATCTACGCCATTCCGCTCGGCGGGATCGCGGGGCTTTCCACCATCAACGTTTTCAAGGAAGGCGTGGCGCTGCAAACGCTTTCAGCATCGACCTTGTACTATGTCTATGCCTTCAATAATGGCGGGACCATAACCGCAGATTATTCCACCACCGGCCATGTGATGAGCATTGCGGCCGGCAATTGCGGAACGGAAATCAAGAGCGGCCCCGATGAAACCCGCACCTTGATCGGCATGGTCTGCACCAATGCCTCGGGGCAGTTTCAGAACACCGACGCATTGCGCTGTGTGATCAGTTGGTTCAACCGTCGCAATATCCGTTTCTTGGGAGTGCAAACGAACGGCGCAAGCAGCGCCTCGACCAGTAGCGTTGAAATCAACGGCGGGACTTCGCGCGCATACTTTCTGACCTGGGCCGAGGAGGCGGTGCATGCCGGCCTGATCGGAACCGCGACCAACACCACAACCGTCTCGCATATCATCAGCAAGATGTGGCTGGACGGCGTCGACCTGCTGGCGCGTGACCCAAGTGATCAGATCGTCGTGGCAAACGGGTTCAACCAGCAGAGCAGCACCGCCAACTTCACGACAACCGAAGCCCTGCACTACGTCACGCCGGCCGGCCACGTTCTGGGTGGTACCGGACAATGGTACGTGTACGTGACCGGGATGATCCGAGGCTAGGCCATGGCAAAAGACCTTGGCCCCACATTCGGCGACGAGGTGATCGCCGCAGGCCTCGGCGGTTTGCCGTTCTCCTGGGGCGCCACCGACGAAACCATCACCGGCCGGGAGAACCTCACACCGGCGCAGAACGGCGTGCTTGACGGTGTGGTGGCCGCGCACGACCCGGATGCCAAGCGCAAGAACATCGTGGACACGTCATCGTTCGTGGCGCGCTGGACGAACGCTGAGTATCTCGCGCTGTCAAAAGGGCGCACTGCTGACAACGGCCATCTCGCCAAGACGTGGGACATCGTGTTTGCCGAGCCGACCGTCGACTTGAATAAACAGAAGGCCCAAAATTTGAAGACCACGCTGGTCGCGGACGGCATCTTAACGCAAGCGCGGGCGAATGAAATTTTCGACACTCCCATGGAGGCGGTATAATGCCCGGGGAAATAACAGCCAGAGAGCTTCGGCGGCTTCTTAATTATGATCCTGACACGGGTCTATTCACTTGGCGCGTGAGCGGGCGCGGTTACCGTGGGATAAATATTGGCGACACGGCGGGTGGGCACACTACCCACGGTTATATTCAGATCGGCCTCTATCGCAGGCGATATACCGGACATCGCTTGGCTTGGCTCTGGATGACCGGCAAATGGCCACGGCAAATTGACCACATCAATCGCTGTGGCACAGATAATCGGTGGAGCAATCTGCGTATCTCCACACAACAACAGAACATTGTTAATCGCATTTATCCTCGGCGGCAGCATGATCTGCCGCCCGGCGTTCATCCCAAGCGAGGAAAATTTTACTCACGCATCTGCGTGGATGGTTGCGATTACAGGCTTGGAACCTTTGCGACCGCAGCTGAGGCACATACGGCTTATGTAGCTGCACTGAGACGCGCTCACGGCAAGTTCGTCCCAACCGAAATGAGGGGAGACTAAATCATGCCGGGGGAGGATATTTTTAGTTGGAGCACCACGGCGGCTGACAATGCCACCGCTGATCTCGGCACTCGCTGGCCCGAAGGCATGGCGCGAAATCTCGTCAACAACAGTGCCCGCGGTTTGATGGCGGCGCTGGCCAAGAACCGCGACTTGCGCGTGGGCGCCAAGACCACCGACGGGCTCGCCAATGCACAGACGTTTCTCTCAGGTGTGGGTTACACTGTCGACGCCGTGCCGATCGGGCTGCGGGTGCTGCTCAAGGTAGGCACCGGCCTGACCAACACCGGACCCACCACCTTGAACGTCGATGTCACCGGCGCGGTCGCGGTCAAGACCATGCTGGGCAAGGAACTGGCCGGCAAGGAATTCACCGAAAATGCCTATGTTGAGGTACTCTACGATGGCACCAACTGGATCTTGCTGGATATCCCCAGCACCTCGACCACCATCCTGATCAACCAGCAAATCGCCAGCAGTTCATCGGCGCTCATATTCACCACCGGGCTCGATGACACCTACGACGAATATCTGTTCGTGATGACGGGGCTTGCCGGCCAGCCGGCCGGGCAGATCGGAGTGCAGATCAGCATCGATGCCGGTGCTACTTGGCTGGCGGCGCCGAATTACTGGTCAGCGTTTCAGCATATCTCATCGCATAATGCGGCTATCAACCAAGTCTATGGCAACTTCAACGGATCTAATGCGCTGTTCACTATCAGCGGCATCTATGACGCCGTTGCGCATCATCTCATGGATGGCGAATTCCGGCTGTTTCGTCCCGGTAAAACCGGCAGCTACAAGCACTGCATCTTTCACACCAGCGTCGTGAATAGCCAGGATGTCAACGGTGCGGTGCAGTCGGTCGGTGGCGGCTGCAACGTTGGCACATTAGCTCCCATCAACGGCATCCGGTTTTTCTCCACCCCCGGCGTCATACCCTCGGGGACAATTCACATGTACGGGGTGAGCCGATCATGAGCGCGCACACGCACAAGATGGTCAACGGTGCGCGCATTGCGCTCACCGCACAAGAGATCGCCGAACTTGATGCGCGCGATGCGGCGTTTGCGGCGGTCGAATTGCCGGCGCGGCAGGCCAAGGCGGCGCGCACCGAGGGACTGCGCACCGACCAAGGCGTGCGCGATCTCGATGATCGACTACGCGCATCCACCGCGGCGCAGATCGATCAATGGTTTGCCGCCAATGTCACCACCCCGGCACAAGCGATCGCCGTGCTCAAGACCGTGTGCAAGATCCTGGCGGTGCGGTGACGTTAGATGTGAAGACGGGTGTAAACACCCTTCCGTTAGTATTCTTGCCGATCCCGACCACGCGGGAATATCTCGACGCTTGGATGCCGCACTGGTTGCCGTTCCTGCCAGACATCGCCAAGCGCACCAAGGAAACCGTCCGCTATCTGCATGACCGCATCATGCGCGGCGAAGTGCAGATCGCGCTTGCGTGGGATGGTGAGCGTGCACATGCGCTCGGTGGTTTTCAGTATCAGAAACGTGGCGATGACCTGATCGCCGAAGTGCTCTGGATGACGGGGCGCGACATGCGTCAGTGGGTGCATTTACTGCCGCAGATGGAGAAGTATCTCAAGGAACATATGGGCTGCGTGGAAGTTCGGCCGATCTGTCGGCCGGGCTGGTGGCGGCTGCTCAAAACCCAAGGCTACCGCGTCACGCATTACATGCTGGAAAAACAATTGTAGGAGAATTGCCATGGGCGGAAGCTCACAGCAACCCGTCACGCAGCAGACGCAGCAGACGCGCGACCCATGGAGCGCTGCGCAACCGCACCTGATCGAGGGGTTGGAGAACGCCCGCGGGCTGTTCCAGAGCGATGTCGGTTACCAGCCTTATGCCGGCGCGACACAGGCCGGGCTCGATCCGCGGTTCGACCAGGGCGCCGCACATTTCTACGATCTACTCGGGCAGGACGTGCGTTCCGGCGGCACCGCCGGTGTCAATGCTGCGCGCACTCTCGGCACCAACATGATCCAAAATCAGGGTCTGAGCCCTGAATTGCGGCAACTCTATCAAAACGCGCAGGGCAACGAAAACCCGTTCCTGCAGCAAATGCTGGAAAGCAGCAACGCGCGCATCGGCAACAAGATCAATTCGTCCATGAGCGGCGCCGGGCGATATGGCAGCGGCGCGCACACCGATGTGATGGCGCGCGGGCTGCAGGAGGCCGCGGCACCGGTGTTAGCGCAGGACTACGCCCGCAGACAGCAACAGCAACAAGACATTCTCACCGGCGGTCTGCAGCGCGCCGGGCAATGGTCGGAATTGATGCCGAGGCTGGACGAGGCGCGCTATGCCCCGGCGCAGGGCCTGATGAACCTCGGGCAGTTCTACAACGAGCGCGCACAGTCGCAACTCAACGACCAGATCAAGTTGTACAACGCGCAGCAAGCGCGGCCATGGGAGCAATTAGCACGGTACAATGCAATTAGTGGCGGCGCGGGAGCCTTGGGGGGCAGCATGTCCGGCACGCAGACCACCCCGATCAACCAACCCAGCACGTTGCAGCGGCTGTTCGGCGGCGCGGCGGCAGGCGCCGGCCTGGGCGCCTCGTTCGGCGGGCTGCCGGGCGCCGGCGTTGGTGCAGCCGCTGGCGGCCTGCTCCAACTGTTGTGAGGTAGGCCATGCCCTATCCGTGGGATTATCTACGGCCGCGACCTCAATCATCCGGCTCGTTTGAGCCGTTCAACAGCCGCGTGACCTACTACGCCCCCGGTCCCGGCGACCGCATGGAAGGGGGCTTCGAAACCTCGCAGCCCAATCCGCAGACCGGCCGGCGCGTTCCTTCCACACTGGACGACGTTCGCCTGGGGACCTCACCATTTGTGACACTGGCTGGCGATCCCTCTCGCTACGGCCAGACCGTCAAGATGGGGCCGTTGACCTATACCAGCCCGATCGACCGAAAATCCTACACGCTGCCCGATGTCACGGGATACGTGCACGACACCGGCTCGGCATTCAAAGGGCGCCCCGACAAGCTCGACGTTGCGACCGGGGATTTCCGGGGTTGGTCGCCACAGCAAGCTTCTGCACTGCTAACAGCCGACGCCGGCCGCCGCACGGTCACGCCGCTATACGGGGATGACGCCGACCGGGAGATGCGGCCGATCGGCTTGCCGGAACCATGGCGAGCAACCGGCGCGGGCGAAAACCCGCCAGAAGCCACCGCCATTGCATCAGGGCCACCACAGGGGCGGAAAATGCCTGCAAGTTTGCTGGACATGTTCAATCCGACCGACGCCGCCGGCGGCCAAGCCAGTTTTGGCGACGCGCTTGCCAGCCGCTCCAATTCGCTGATCGGGCTCGGGCTCGGGCTACTGCAGCCGTCCAACCCGCTGCGCGGCCAGAGCACCTGGGGCAATGCCCTGGAAGGGTTCCAGAGTGGCAGCACCGCCGACACCCGGCAGGCGCAACTCAGGCAGCAGACCGC